CGAGTGTGATGCAAAGGATCGTGTTGCTGCTCACCGCATTGCTCCAAATTTTAGCTACGAAGGATACTCCGAGCCAACAGTGAAACATAACTGTAAACTCGTGGTTAAAGCCGCAGCTATAAGGGCAACAAGCAACAAAGTTTACTTTGAACAGGCCGTTTTTGCCGATTTTGCCAACTGGTTTAGGAAGAATATCATCCCGGAGTTCATGAAAGCTTTAGATAATGAAGCTGTTCATGTTACTCTTGAAGATTGGTTATCTAAATATCCAGTTGCATATCGTGACAATATCCGGCGCGAGGTTGCAAAGGGGACGTGGAAAGATGAAAAACACTTTGTTTATGAGTCATTCCCAAAGATTGAGCTTCAATTTACTGAGGTGCCGTTGTCAGAGAAAGACACTCCTGCTAATACTTGCAAAGAGCGTCAAATCTCTGGACCGACAGCCAGTAAGAAGATATGTGCCAATGCGTTTATTAACGCTTTGGAAAAGTTGGCACATAATCATATCGCCACATATTGTGGTATGAAGGATTGGCCAGCGATCTGCAAACACATTGATGGGAAACTTGATAGCATCCCTGATATGATTTGTGGTGCTGCTGATGGATCTGGATTTGATATGACCCAATTTCCCGCTATGCATATACTCGTAAATGAGCTCATTGAAGCTTGTTTGAATCATGTGAACTTTACTTGGGAAGATCCACTTTCTAAGGCTGCTTGTTTACGAGCTTTATTTGATTCGCTCGTTTTGGATGTCAGTGTAGGCAGGGGGGCGCTCACGTATGAAGCCCAAGGACGAGCCTCCGGTGATGGTTGGACAACTTTTGGAAACACAGTTCTTATGATGTCCTACTGGAGGTATCTCTTTCACAAAGCTCATGTTGTTGATTTTATGTTATTGGTGAAAGGTGATGATGTCCTTTTTGGCTTCAATCCCCGCCACAAACCCGATGTGGTTAAGTGGGTTGACCGACTTTTCCTTAAGAAACAAGAATTCAAGTCATATGGCTTAGGTCAGATTTGTAAGTTTGTTAAATTTGGTGAGATTGAAGAGATGGACTTTTTAAGTAACTATTTCTTCAGGGCTAATTATGGGAAATTGCGAATGACTCGTATACCTGCTCGTGTTGTGCAATCCATCGCCTGGTCAACGAAAATACCCGCTAATATTCACGGGCAACAGTTATTGCAAATGAAACGTGAATTATGTTTTTCTAAGGGTAACTCTCTTCTTGCGTGGTCCATGGGATTACCAATCTTCGAGGAAATGGGTCATATGATGGTCCGCCTCGGACAGGATGGTAAGAACAAGGATGTAAATAAGTACGCAGATGAAGGACGAGTTTGGGGATCGATCAATGATCGTGAATCCTACAGCGCATTTCTATCTGAGCGCTTTGCCTTCCCAACTGAGTCAATTCCAGCAATAGAACGTAAGTTTAGGGAGGCACAAAGTATTGAAGATGTGATAGAAGTCCCGGAGTTTGCAGCCTTCTTTATTTAAGAAGGTTTGGCGGACGGGCGAAAAGTGAACCCCGCAAGGGGTGGTCCTTTGTGTAAGTGTGTCCCAGCAAAACACCTTATGAGTGATTGCAGCAGTGG